TTTGCTATGTGAACCAGAATCTCGGAGAACCTGATTCATCTCAGCTGTTGGCGTAAAAAGTTTATCAGCCATTTTAAATCTCCTTTTTCAGGGTTAAGCAATGTCGATGTAAACTTTAGCGTAACCATCGGCGTCTTCTGTGCTTAAAAATCTACCAACCAACTGGTTTTGCGCGCGAATAGCGACTTCCACTTCTTGCGGAGTACCACCTTGCGTATATGGGTTAGTTGTAGAAATTAAACCGGAAGAAGCAACATATGCTGGAGCACCAACAGTAGGCTTCGAGTTTACTTCAAGTTTATTAGTAACAACCCAACCTTGTTTAAGGAGGGTTACTTTGCCACCTTTCTGAACTTCATCCTGATGTTGGTTCAGGTGTTGACGAGTAAGGTCAATGTTGACCATATCATTCAACAGCAAACCGGCAGGATAACTTCCAGAAGCAGTGGTTGGAACTGCTACAAGAGCATTTCCGTCGTCCATAGCAGCACCGGAGCCCGCTGTGCTATGAGTAACAACAATGCCTCGTTCGGCAGTTTCATTCATAAAGAACGAAATATCTGTTACTACTTCATGTCTATCTGGTTTAAGAGCCATTATTTAGTCTCCTTTACTTTAAGATATTTGCTAGCAATTAAATCGCTAAGGGCTGCTCTAGTGGTTTCAGATTCATCTTCTGAATCTTCATCACTAGCAGAAAGAGCAACTTCTTCAGAAGCTTCCACTTCTTCAAGAACTTCTTCTTCTGCTACTGCTTCGGCATCGTCTTGTGCGATATCTTCTTCTCCGGATTCGGAAGCCACAGGATTCTTTTTATTCATCCGTGCTTCTTCTTCCTTCTTCTTGTCTTTCTCCTTGTCCTTAGGAGCGACCATTAAAGCGATAGCTTCAAACTGTTCGTCGGAAAGTTCAGCGAACTTTTCTACGGCAGCCTCAGCCTCTTCGCTTTCAAGACCAGCTTCAACCAATTGTGAAATTCGGTTGGCGCGTACTTTTTCAGCTTCAATCTGAGACAATTGAGATTCGAGTTCAGCTTTCGCTGCTTCGACTTCAACCGTCTTAGCTTCTGCTTCTTCAAGTTTAGTCTTAACTTCAGTGAGTTCAGTAGATACTGCTTCTGACTCCGTTTTTTGAGCTTCGATTGTTTCGTCTTTTTCAGCAATTGTTACTTGCAACTCAGCAATCTTGGCGTCATACTCTTTAGCGCCGGCTTGTGAAAGCCTGCTTTCGAGCTCTTTCTTTTCTTCAGAAAGAGAATTAACGGAGGCCTTAAGCTCATCTACTTGATTCTTATAAAAATCGAGATTATCAGCCATTTCTGTCTCCTCTTTTGATAAAACAGATTGTTGCGCGGCCTGCGAAGATTCAAAAACTGCTAAGCTTCCTTCAGTCGGCGCTACAAAGGGGTTATATTTGTCGAAAATAATACTAGATGGATTGGCTGGCTTATTAACTAAGCCATGACCACAAAATGCAATATTCTTTAAAAGTCTTCCAATTTTATATCCTTGATAAACACCGGTGCCTCCATAAGCTCTCAAATGCTTAGTGAGGAATGCGCTCTCTTCATTTCTACCAAGGGTTTGCATCTGACCTGAGTCTGACGCTAGAGCATAGTCAAAGTCTGTGAATAGACATTCCATTGAAACAAATTTATTGCCAGCTTCTATCTGCTCAATTAGTTCAGTAGTTCTTTCAAGCAATTTTGGGTCTGTCCAATGTCTATACATCACAGAGCTTGTCACTATATGATAGGTATCTGGCAATCCTTCAGCCGTCGAATCTTCTTTTACGGTCCGGCCTTGTTCGTCTATAATCCAGTTACCTGTTATGTGTCCAATGATTTCGTTTTCGTCGTGTTCAATATTAAACGGTTTGTCCTCTGGAGTATTGCGTGCGGCCCAAACCTCAGATTTATCGAATACATCATCATTTTTATTCCAGCATGTCGTAACTAAAACAGAGTCTAAGTAATATAGGTCTGACTGACCCTTATTGCTAGCTGCTTGAGTTTTAACGGATGCTGCTATTTTAGATTTTTCTTCTTCGGTTGGGTCGGCAACATTTAGAGGGCAGGTGTATGCTATAGAAGCATTTGCCTGCACTAGTTCTGATATGCCGTCTTCAAGTTCTTTTGCGTATATTCTAATCATATCTTATTATACCTCGTTGACTAATAAAGTATACACCAGATTTATTAAAAATGGCGTTTTAACGGGGTTTAGATTCTGAATATATAACTGCTTGCATACTTCTTGCTTCTTCAAGAGTTGGTTTTCTACCAATCTCTTTCACAAACTCTCCAACCCAGTCATTATAAGACGCAGAAATATGTGATGGGATGGCCTTTGATAGAGCCTTGTGTATATTCTGAGGAGAAGTATCTGACAAGGAAGAAAGATTGTAAAGAACTCCAAACTTTATGCTCTCGGCCTCAGTTGTCTGAGCGCTGCTTAAACTTCTTAGGTCTTTCTTTTTATACATTTCAAGAATAAGAGGGTTTACTATTTTGGAAATTTCTTCTTGAGCTATCTTTGCCTTAGCTTGCGTCACAGCTTTTGTTATAGGATTTACAGTTCTAGATTCTCTTGGTGACTTATCTCTTGAGTTCTTTGGTCTACCTTGGTTTGGAGTATCTGGAAGACCTTCTTTGTTAGGGCCCGGAGCCTTTTTAGTTTGAGCTTCTTTCATTTCCATACCACTCTTTTGTCCTTCCACCTTATCCTCTAGGTCAAGACCAACTTCTGCCGGCGCCACAATACCTGTTTGTAAGGCAATCTTCTTAAGACCTAGGTCTCCATTGGCATCATGATAAGGACTTGCCTTTTCGGGCCTTCTTCCTTTGTCTCTGTCTCTGTCTTCACGCACTATTCTAAGTTTTTCCATATCTGGATTATCACCAAACTTTCTTTGTAGTGTTTCTTCACTAATAAGATTTCTATCTGCAAGCTGTATAAGAAGAGATTTTTCAGAGTCCTCGTTGGTCAAAGACATCTTATCGAATTCAACATGAGCAGGAAATCTAAAGCCCATAGCTTTCTGTACTTCATGTATTTCTTTTTGCCAAAAGGAAACTAGAACAGAGCGTCCGTATTCAAGTCTTTCAACAAGAGTCTTTAATGACATAAAGTTGTTTGTAAAGCTTCCGCTACTTCCAGAAAGACCCGTAAGAGATGGAGGAATTCCTAATCCAGCATAGATGGAATTCAACGTGGGCATGTACTTTTCCTGACCCAAGAATTGATGTACAGATGTTTTAGATTCTACTAGCTCTATATCAGGACCCCATACTAAGTCGGTCGTACCTCCTCCGACATGGTTTTCAAGTATGTTTGCTAACTTAGATGCTGCCGCTGCGGTTGGGGCAATTTTGTGGTCTAGGTTACCAAGTTTGAATATTCTGATATTTGATATAGCTCCGTCTAGAGCTGCAACATCAGCAAGCTTTAATTTTTCAAGAAGCATCACGTCATCTAAGATTGCATAAATCATTGGATGAGCCCAGCTCTGCCAATCGTCTTTCTTGTAATGAAAAACAAGGGTTTTATCTTCAGGAAGTGGGTATGCTTTTCCGGAAGACGCAGCTTCGATTATTTCTTTTGGTAGCTGTGATACTAATTTCTTTTCAGCTTCATTTCTAGGAGAGTTTATAATTCTTTTAAGCTTGGGGGGTAATTTAATAGCATATCTTGGGTCTCCTACAAAAGAGGCTAGCTCACCGCCTATAGCATTTATCGTACCGGGGTCTAAGAATATATACTTCCAAGGTATCTCTTTCTTTGCAATCTTCAGAAATGTCATTTCCGTTTCTGGTCCAGCCTGAGCCTTAAACAACTCTTTTTGTCCCTTAGAATTAATCTTCGCAGTCTGCTTACGAATAACTACATTTCCAGTCCTGTAAAGATTGTTAAGGAATCTTTCAGAACGTTCTCTTCCCTTTACTTTATTAAACCAGTTCCTATAAAACTTTTCTATTCTCTTGTTTGGGTGTACTAAACGTATTCCCTGAGTAGCAAAGTCTCCCATTAGGTCTATGATGTTTCTAATTAGGCCTACTCTTTGGTATGCAGTATTCGCAGCCTTTATGACATCGGAATGCTTAGAAGGGACAGATTCTCCGGGCCTAAATTGCTCGTAGTCTCTTCTGCTTAATCCCGGACGACCAGATACATTTGTATCTAAATCTTTGTAGCTACGGTATCTACCTGCGGTGGCCGAACCCGCCCTATCTACAATGCGATATTCTTCATAAGCCTTAGCAGATTCGTTTAGGGCTGTTACTCTATCTTCTTCATTTCCCCATGTTACGAAACCTAAGCTAGGTTCAGAGTCATTTGATAGGTCTTCCGCACTTGAGTATTTTCTTTTACTCATTTTTTTACCTTGTAATTATATTGTAAAACAAATGTAATTATATTGTATAATACACCTGACCACAAAAATGTTAAAGTTTTGTGACCTTCAACTCTACTTGAGACTCCAAGAGCTCTATTCTCTGACGGTTTTCACTAACCAGCTGGATTAGTATATCACATTTTCTCATGTTAGTTACGGGGAGAGAGCGTATTTCTTCAACGTCTTTTTTTATCATCTCATAAATATCTTTCTCAACCTGTGATATAACCATTGTCTTTTCTTCTAGAGATAGTCCTCTGCTGTTTAGTTGGGCAAGGAATAACGTAGATGCCATAACTATGGCCGTGTAGCTTGCTAAAGCTATAAAGAATTTTATTTTAGTCATTTCGGGAAACTCCTCTGCATATTGCTTGATTGACTCCCTTTGTGTACCATTCTGGACCATTGTACATCTGGCCGCTTTTATCTCTATCTAGGGTTCCTGTGGTACCGCCAATCATATTATATTTAGGCGCTTCTGGGGTTCTAATCAATGTTCTGGCTATCATGTTCGCTATCAATAGAGCGCTATAGCGGTCCTTTCGTAACCGTCCCTTTCTTCCGTTCGGTAATTTTACCTCTGGAGTATCCCATTTGTCTCTTCCACTAATGCTGGTCTTCGACATAACGATTGTGCAGAGTTCATCTTTGAGTTCTTCTATTTCCATTACACAATCTTCTAGGCAGTCGTAGAGTCTGGTTTTGTCTCCTGCTTGCAAAGCTCTCTTGTCGTCTTCAATAGCAAGGCCGATAGTAACTGGGTCGAACCTAGGAAACAATAACACTTTATCTTCAAAGTCCTTTCTTAATCCGTGATTTGCTCCTGCCGTCCAATCGGCCTTAGCGAATTGTACCAATTCCAAGATATGAAGTCCAGCTTCTATGTCTGTGTCTTTTTCTTTCTTAGGGTCTATGACCGGCCATATTACATGTTCTCCTTGTCGTAGCTTATCTGGGTCATGAAGGGCTTCTTCGATTGCGACACCTCCTCCCTGCTTGTCTAGACCAATAACCTCAGCAGGGAATACCTTCATTAACTCTCTAATCTTGCGAGCACAGTAATGATAAAAATCGTGTTCTATATCTAAGCCGGCCTTCTTTGCTTCTTTGATTCTTTTCTTAAATTGGGTTCTATTGGTGGACCATCCATATACAATTCTAGTATGGTCTGAATTTAATTCTAAAACAATAATGCTAAAATTATCTTGTTCAGAAGCGGGGTCAATACCATACACATATTTCTTGCTGCTGGACCCTCTGGTAACGGCATCAAACCAGATATCTCCTGATGGTAGATTGACTGGCTTTTGGTCGCTTGTTACACATCTTTCTATTAGGCTCCTCTTAAAAAATCCTTCACTATCTGTCGTGAAGACAGCGCCATATTCCATTTGGTATATACCGTTGTGTACCGTGGCCTTTGCTCTTGTTACATTCTTATGGTCCATAAACCCTTTTGGAACAAGCTCATAAGGTATTCTTATTACAGAGTAGTCTCTCCAGTCAAAGCCTTGAGGAACCTCTCCGTCGAAAAGCTCAGCTAGTTTTCTTTCGTCTCCGCCGCTAGAAACTATTTTGTGATAACGCTTCCAGTATTCAGCGAAGTGGTTGAAGTCATAGTAGGCAGTACCTGACAATATAGCTTGGTTAGAGCCCTTCTCCTTAAATTTATGTTCTAGGTCGGGCGTCCACAAACCTTCCTGTTGCAACCTTTCTCTTTTTGCCGCATCTTTAACATTTTGTATCGGGGAGGCAGATACAGCAGCAAAACCAGAAACAACAGTCTCATAAATGGCGGGGGGAATAGATGCAAATTCGTCTGCAATGATTGTGTGGGCGCGTAGACCACGAATCTTAGTACCGTCACCAAGAGGAACTGCAATAGCCCAACTGTCGTTAATCCTCATGGTACATCTGTCTGTGTCTCTTCTGGGGCCGCTGTTTGTATCGCAGATGCTTCTTAAGACCGGAGAGTCTCTCCAGAGAGTTTCCATGTATTCAAATATAACCTTAGACTGACGAAATGCAGCACCAACAATCACGACCTTAGTACCGGGAATCAATGCACATTTTAACATTGCATAAAGAGATAGCATGAATGACTTCCCAAAACCACGACTTGCTACAAACATAGGGAACGGCCTTTCCCATAGTTCTCTAAGTACAGCTATCTGAATGGGAAGAAGCTCCACATTCAACAATGTCTTAGCGGTGAAGCCTAAGTACTTAGGGTTCATCATTAGCTTTAGAAGGTGTAGGTCTGGCCTTTTGATTTCATCAGGAGTTCTGTCGAACAAAGGATTATTGAGCTCGACTGAGTCTACATCAAATCCTAGCCAAGCATCGTTAGCAGATTTTATGATTTGTTGGTTATTCACTAAGACTTACCCTTCAATTTCAAAAACTCTTTTCATAATACTGCTGGTCATATGCCAAGCACAGGCCTTATCTTCACAGGCAACAACATGTATGTCATACTTCGTCTGTATCTCGGCTAACCTTTTAAGTATAAAGCTCCCCTTGATTCTGATTTTATTCCACTTGGCCCTAGGTATATCCGAGCCTTCAGGGAAAGACATTATATCTTTTATGCCAAACTCAAGAATTAGGAACTTATATTTAAACTCCTTCATTCTATCAAGTTCTCTATCAAATCTCTTATCTACTATATTGTTGGCTATCTCCGAGACGCTGCCCTTTCTCTCTATGCACAACACATCCTCCAAACCCTGAACAGAATAGTCTCCTGTGTCAAGCTTTTGGTCTATCATACCTTGACAGTAATTGCTTTCTTTAAAATACCAGCCATCCTTCTCTCTGGTATCTCT